TTAACTGCGCCACGGTTTATAAAACATATATGTTTTTATTCTACAAACACATCTCCAGTAGCAAAGACTTCATCCCAATCAATCCGCTTTACAGCTTTAAGTTGATCGAGTTTGATAAACTTTTCACCAGGAAGACCTTGTTTAAGTTCAATAATTTCCTTTGCGGTCTTGATCCCTACTCCAGGAAGTACCTGAGTTAACCCCTCAGCAGTAAGGGTATTGAGATTGATTCTGTTGTCAGTAGGCACCTGAGGTTTGACAACGACCTTCTTCTCAGCCTTTGGTTGAGAAACTTTTCTTCGCCCACGGCGCGAAAGCCCTTGATTGACGCCCTCGTCAGAACCTTTATCTTCTTCAAGAGCCTCCGTCACTTGGTCTTTATGTGCAAAAAATACTTTGCCTGACGTGTCAGAGCGAACCATGAAGTACTCACCGTCGTCATGAACTGACAAGACTGTGATTTTGATACCACTGGGTGTGTAGATTTTGCTGGCCATAACAATCACTATACGAGCAGTAGCATATATCAAGATGCATTAAAATGGTGACAGATTTTAAACCGTAATGCCAGTTCAAGAATCTTTTGGCTCTAGAACTAAGCGTTTGGCTGGAAAGGCTTTACCAGGTATTCTCGACTCGCTTGGACCTGCTGTAGAACTTTTTGCTAACCCAAGAGAACCTAACCCAGGTCAAAGAGCGTTAAACTCATTGATTGTTGGCGGAGGTGATATAGCGACGTCCGTACTTACCGGCGGTCTCGATATCCCCGCTCAATTACTACAAGCTTCAAGATTTATATACAACGCAGCCGAACGAGACCCAGACTCAGCTTTCGGAAGGCTTCAAAGAGGGGCAGAAGTTTTTGATCCCGCTAACTATCTAAGATACGCTTCTCAGGCTATTGGTCAAAGGACATTTGACCCGCAAGGTGAAGATGTCGAATATTCAAAAGAAGCTGTTAAAGATGGAATCAAAGCATTAAATATAGACAAACCAAAATATGTGCCTATGGCACCTTCTATCGGGGGTCCGATGTTTATGCCTCGCTTTTAATTATCTTCGCTTGAGACGCCTGCGTCCCACAAAGGTCCAAAGCGTTGATCTTTGACTTTTTCAAGATTCTCTAAAAATTTGGCTCGTTTCTCCCAAGTGTCCCCTTCCTCAGAACCTTTTTCAGGGTTAATGCACTTAGGGCTGTTAGCCATATTGCAAACTAAACCGGCTAAGTCTTTCTCGTTACCTTTTGCACCCGTGGCCCAGTAGTGCTGTCCGTTTAACCAACAAGCACCGCACTTTTCACACTCTTTTCTTTCAAGTGAAAGACTTGAGACCTCATTCATAGTGTTTAAAACTATGTCTGATTTAGGCTAGAACACCTATAAATCTTTAACAGTTCTGATTATTAAATAAACACAAAAAAAGACCCCTCCCGCAGGAGAGGTCTGTTCTCGTCCGTCCTAAGGATATCAGGAAGGGGAGGTGCTGGTGTAAGTCGAAGACTCGACCAAACCGTCGGGTTGCAGAGCAACGTCCTGACGCTCGGGGGGTTCATCGGGAATGATCCAGCAGACTTCGCAGATTGCGAGAGCCTTGTCATCACCAGACAGCTTGTTGGCTTCAGCGCGGGGATCGTAGATACCGGAGCCCTGAGCCAGACCAGAAGCGGAAGCGCCGCCCAGGTCGGTCGTGGTGAAGAGCTTCCACTGAGTCTCAGAACCCAGAGCAGACAGGCTGCTGGAGTCGATGATGTTGGTGGAAGCGGTGCTGCCGTTAGCGATAGCGCTATTGGAGCCGGTGAGAGTGACACCGAACTGACCAGAAACGACAGTGCCATCGTCTTTCAGACCTACGCCCACAGCGGGAACGAGGGTCAGTTCAGGGGTGGCGTCGGCACCGGCAACGCCGGAGCTAACGAGGTCACCACCGCTGAGACGCAGGGATGCGCGATAGACGTAAGCAGAAGCCGGAACCTTAATGCCATCGGTGATATCAGCCCGGACATCCTTGTGGAAGTCGGGAGAAGGAACGATGACGTTGCCGTTCAGGAAAGGCTGCTCAGCGCTGTTCTGACCAGAGCCATAAGGCTTGGTGTAGTAGCTCATCTGGTTAGACGTGCCCAGAGCTTGATAGCTCATGTCCACGTAACCAACGGCCTGTTGTGCGATCCAGCCAGGCTGGAAAACAACACCGACAGGGCCGCCGATGGGCTGGTTGGTCAGGGTAGTAGAAACGCCGTTAGCGTTTTCATACTGAACTGACTTTTCTTCGTGCCAGTAACGAAGAACGTTGGTGTAGTTGCCAGGATAGATCTTGGCAACGTGAAGCTGGTTAGAGTTGATTGCCATTGTTAGTTACCTCCTCAAGCGTCGAAAGAGTAACCAACGGACACGAAGTCTGCATTAAGCAGTTCGAATCCTGCATACAGCGACCAGATCATCTGAATGAAACGACTGAAGTCGTCGTTGTTGTTCAGAAGCACCTGAGCGTTGTTGCCACCGATGCCGACGCCGACAGATTGTGGGCCAAAGAAGATACCGATCGCAGCGTTGTAGTCCTGCGTAGTACCAGCGATGGTGGCGTTTTGGGTCTGGGAAGGCATGTTGGTGGATTCGAAGAATCGCACGCCCTCGAAGACGAATCCCGTAGGCATAATCGGCTCACCAGCCACGAAGCTGGCTTGACCGAAGCCCTGACCCATGTAGATAGCAGCGTTAGGCTGCATAGCTGACATGAGGGGATTGATTTGACCGTTACCGGGGTAGCGGGCCACCTCACGGAAGTCACTGTTCTGACGCAGGTGCATCAAGAAAGTGGGGTCACAAACGCAACGATAGAAACCGTCCTGGTAGGTCGGGGTGTTGCGCTTACGCAGAGACTTGACCACGCGGAGGAGGTCGTCCTTAACGTCAAATTTGGCTTGCTCGGCGTTGGTGTAGGTCAGAGCGCCGGTAGCCAGGTCGCCAGGGAAGTAGTAACCACCCTGTGAGTCAGAAGACTGACCCTTGGAAACAGCTTTCAGGAGTTCGTTGATGAACACCCGATCGCGCCAACGACGATAGTCATCGAGCAGAGTCAGGCTGCCGATGGACTGGTGGAAGGTGGTCAGGTTGCCTGTATCGAGCAGCAGACGCTGCGCGGTGATCAGGGTTTCCCGAGCAATCTTGAAGGTAGAAGGCTGGGTGGGGTCGCTCGGGTCCGCAGGGCCGGTGTACTCGCGAAGGGTGACAAGCACCTTGTCCTTCACGATGTTCCGGCTGTTGGCCGTACCGATCGTCTGCTCAGCAGTCCGCTCGCGGGACTCCTTGGAGCCGGGGTTTCCGAAGAACCGGTAACGGTCAAGTTGGACCGTCTGACCAGGCTGTTTAGAGAAGTCATGGACAACGACGGGCTCAGCCGCCATTTCCACGATATAAGCCGGGTGAGGCCGATATAATTCGGCACCGAGAATCTTCGGAAAATCATTATCGATGAACATCGATAAGTTCCGTAGAAACTACTTTGTAATCATAAAGGAGATTTATAAAAGTCAGCATGTAAGTGTTGCGTTTTTAGCGTTAAATACCTTTCTGATTTGAGCTGTTGACGCCTGGACTAAATGTTCGAATCATGCCTCGTACGCCTTCTCCAAGAACACCATAAGCAGCACCGTAATTAGGAACGTATGTAGAGGCTCTTCCTCGGTACATTCCTCTAATTACGCTATCCATCGTTCCAGGAACATTTGATCTCTCGGCTGATGCAAAAGTTTGACAATATACAGGCGGTGCATACTCCCAGTCAGCTCTACTTTCTCCTGAGACGACTGTGTTGTAAAGGATCGGATAGCCTCCACGGGGGTAAGTTCCTGCACCCCCTGTCGAACCATTAGTGCTGTCATTACCAAAAGGAGTATTAAACGGGCTGTAAAGCTGTGTGGAGGGCTGTGCTCCGTTCCAATACGTATAAGCCCCAATACTTTTAACACCAGGAATCGGGCCAAACGCTGTCTGAACTGTCGCGTTCGCAGTACTAATCATCGCCTGACGACGATAACCGTTGTAAACAGTTAGTACGCCAGATGCATGTTGTTCGTAGTTATCGTAATTAGTCCAGTAACCGCTAATCGTCGGAGGAACTGCTCGCCATTCTGTGCTTTGGTAAATAGGTAAGTTATATGGAGGCGCATTAAAAGAATAAACTGCTGACCCACCCATCCCAGCGTGGACAGTGCAATAGGGATAAACAGCGCCTGTCTGTCCTGTAGGAACAACAATTTGTAAGTAAGCGCCAGGGTTTCCTTGAGTGCCAGATGTCGTTACTCCGTTTGTAAAAGCTGAGCCACTGGCATGAGTTCCGTCTTGAGTCTCACTCAACCTGAACGGGTGCGAGGATGTCGAAGAATCGGATAAGTCAAAAATATATGTGCTTCCTTGATAAAGAGTAAGACTTTGTTGAGATACACCATCAAGGGCAAATTTATTCCCACCGTCGTTTACAACGGTGACTTCTAAAGTTCTTGTCTCTGGATAAGAAGTAGTTTCAATTCCTAAATCTGCAGGAAAAGCTTGAGGTGGTCCTGGAGTAACGATCCCGAAATTTGCACCAGGCTCAGTGAGCGCTACATAAGTTTGTTGTTCCCCTGATGCATAAACATATCCACTAGAAGTCAGAACATAAGTATCTGTAAGATTTAAATCGTTAGAAGTTCTTTGGGGACCAGACTGAATTTGATGATAAATGTTCTTGTCGTATCGCCAGTTTGTTAAAGCAGCGTAAGTCATACTTTTTACCTATTTCTTTTACTCTAAATCGGTTTATCATTAAAAAAGACTGAGAGGATCAATGCTTGATAAGATCCTTGATGTTGTCGTGGTTGACTGCGACATCGCTGGAGGTTCTGTGGCAGGTTCTGTTAGCGAGTCCATCGTCCACCCAAAGAAAGGTAGGGATATCTTTTTTCACTTCACAAGAGCACTTTTCGTAGGTTGGGCTCTCGCTGTTTTTGTATCTCCTGCTGTATCAGAAAGATTCAAGCTCAGTAAGTCTGAGTCAGTAGCTATTGCTTTTATTGGGGGTTACTGCGGTATTAAGATTCTGAGCACTGCTGAAAAAATGATCGAAAAAAAGATCACTGCAGACACTAAAGATTAATATTCTCGTCAAAAGACTCTTGCATCGCCACAGGTTGCTGTTCTTCAGCAGGCTCACGCACAGTTGCCCAGGCTGACTGCCTGACATGAGAAGATTTGCGTCGTCCGTCGTGACGGCGACCATCTTTACGTCGTGGCTCTCTACGGCGATCCATAAGTGAGATCTTTTTTCAAGTGTAGACAAAAAAAGACCCTGTCAGATGGCTTGACTGACAGGGTTGATTCTCTTCCTTTTTAAGAATAATCAGGAAGGTTCCATGAACAACAGTTTGCTCCGTAAAGCTTCAGGTTGCATCTGGCTCAAGACACGCCAGGCGTTCTCAGGAGAGCGGCTCATAACTTCACCGAATTGCTCCCAGGACTGACCGTTGGGAACACCGACCTGACCAGCTGCGCCCACAGGGGGAGCAGGCATGTCGTACTGCTGCTGATAAACGGAGTTGGGGTTGTACTGATCCTCATCGTTGAAGGCTTCTTCGATGTCGACGGGGACCACTTCGGTAAAGTACCGATCGGTGTAATCGGCCAGGTGATCAGGATCGGTCAAGATTTGCTCCATGTTGGAAGCAATCTCAATTACTTGATCGGTCTTTTGAGCCTGCTCAACGAGCATGTCCTCAAGGGCACACGCGTAAGCATTCAAAATTCCAGGCGCTTCGATTCCGAAGTTACGAACGACCTCGGCGCTTGCCTCGCTTAGGCTCTGGTCCGTAGAACCCTGATAAGAAGTCTGGGTCTGTGAGGCGCTGGTAGGCGAGGTCTGCTGAACCGGCTGCTGGTAAGCCCAAGGCTGGGCCTGAGAAGGCTGACTGATCTGTGTTGTAGCCTGCTGTGGTGCCGGGGTTTGATACGGTGCTGCCTGGCTGAGGGATGGTGATTGGGAGGTTAGTACCCGCTCCAGAGAACCCATCGCTGCTTCCCAAGGGTTGCTCGGGGAGGAGCTGTACGTTGACGGGTTGTACTGGGGACTGATAGAAGGAACCGAAGCCGGTGCCGCCTGGGACGGCGGTTGGGCTGTAGGAACCGAAGCTACCGCCGGGGTAGCTCCTTGGACCACCCACTGCTGCGGAGAGGCGGTCGTTGAGCCCTGGTCGCTGATTACCGCCGGGGCTGCCGCCGGGGAGACCGGGCTCGGGGTCGAAGCTTGGATCTGCTGGCTCATAGCTACCCGAGTAAGTTAGTTCTTCCGCAAGGTGATCGAATGTCCTGTAAAGGAGCGGAGTGATATTCAGTCTAGGATCAGCCGCTAAAGGTTGATCAGGCGCAAGAGGATGCGGAGACTGCAACATCTGGTTTAATAATACCAGGAACTGCTGCATTGACGACTGAACTTGTCCAACCATTCTGAAAGGAAATCCTTTCAACATTTCGGCACGTTCAGACTCATTTTTATCAGGGAAAAGGTATTTAAGAGCTTCTACACTCTCAACACCTAATTCCTGCATGTTGCGGACGACCATTGACTTTTGTAGGACGTCATAAGCAGTGTCTTCGTAGACATCACCCTGGTATCTGTAGCTGACACTACGGTCACCATCTTCTGGTAGACCGATAACACCACGAGGCACCTTATTTTCGGTAAGTGCCTTCTGCATTTCTTGATTTAACTTGGTTTCGAACCGAATTGAAGCCTTGCGGAACTTATCAGCCGATTCTTCAGTAATTTCTTCAGGTTCTTTAGGTTCTTTTAAGTTTAGAGCCGCGATAAATGACTCGCGGAAGACTGTTTCTTGGTGATAAATCATCATCTCCAAGAGAGCACAGAAACCGTAAGTCAAGAAGCTCTTATTCTTTCTTGTTGCAGTCGCTTGGGCGCGACCCATCAAGCCTTTGATCTCTGTGGCAGTCGCACCTGCCGAAACAGAGATTTCATCGACTCCGCCGAGCGCTGTACGAATTTCTTCGCGTAAAAGAAGCGCATAACGGTTCATATCTCCGCTGATCGGGTCCGGAGTCATGTAACCGACTCGATCAGAAGGCTCGACGTTGGCAATAATGCGTGGAACACGCAAGCCACCGCCCATCGCAGAGCCAAAAGGCTCACTGGCGCGTGTTGAAGGCGTATTTTGACCCGCAAAACCAGACTGAGAACTGATTGTGGGCCTAAAAGTGCTTCCAGAGTCCGACGCTTCGAGTAAATCGGAGCGCGGACGGCTCGAAATCAACGTTGGGTTACCAAAAAACTCAATATTTTTCGAAATATTCCTTATCATCTGGTCATGAAGCACAATTTGCTCCATGAAAGGGTCAAAATCACCCTCTCCTTCTGTTCCACTGGCGTTAGGTTTGTTTAAAACCTCAACAGCAGGGACAAATCCAAGTTGATTAGGTCTTTTTCGATCTGCAGTAAGTATTCCACCAGGCTCAAGCTCAAAACTAAGCTCAGTGTCTGACTCGTTTTCAGTAATTTCATCGGCAGTGATGCTTAAACGAACGTAACGCTTGTTCTGACCGTAAACATCACTTGGTAAACCGAGATTATTGTTCTTTACCTTGTAATCGTAAAGAATGACGACTTCTTCAATTTGACCATTAGCGTCGTGGTAGACACGATATTGCTTCTTATTAAAGAAATAAATCTGATATTTTAATTTTGGGTCTGGGCGAAAGTAAAACAGGCCGCAACCGTCGATCAAAAAGTTCCTGATAATTGCAGGAAACCTTATATCGAGACGGTTTAGCTCAATTACGTCATGAATAAACTTAGTTCTACTCTTATATGTATCTTGATCACAATAAAAAGACAAACCCTTCTTGATCATCAAGAGGGTCATTTGCTGAAGGTGGCTTAAGACCACCATTGTTGCAGCCTGGCTTGAGCGATCTTGAGTACGAGCTGCCTCAAGGATCTCTTCAAACTGATTACGGATGTCAACAGAAGCTGTCATTATTTATTAGACCTCATGACCGTCAGGCAAGAGGTAGTTCCGTACTCGCTCTATTCTAAGGGCTGCTTCTGGAAGTTTTGAAACTGGATAAGACGTAATTAAGTGATCTTCACGTCCCAGCATGTCTGTATTGCCCTCTTCTGGTACAAAGTTATCACATAGTTTTTGTACTTCTGGTTTATCCCAGATATAATACTCCGCGATATTTCGCAGTTTTGTCTTACGACGATCACTGTCACCCATCCAACTCAAGTGCCAACCAGCGTCCCTGTTGCCTACATACCAGTTATTCGTGGTCGCCCTCAACGATGAAAGCGTTCCAAACTCCCTGAGCTGACCGACTGTCGAAGCGGTGCCACATCGCCAATCAAACTTTTCTCCTTTAGGTGAAACAAGTTGACGATCAGCCCTTCCGTAATGCATGGACATGGACAACCTGACAGTTTTGTCACAGTGAGTATCTACTGCTTCTTTTATCTCTGTTAGCTTCTCTGGGTTTGTAATTTCATCGCAGTCACTGCAAATAAAGTAAGTGTCGTCAGGCATCATGAAAAGACCGACACTTAAAGCGTCACGCTGGCCTCGTTCTCGAACCCAAGGGTCAGGAGCCTCCTCGTACGGAGGTAGTTCAACGTGCAGAACTTGAATCTTTTCCTCAGGCAGACCCAGCTCCTTAATGGTCTCTACGCAAGAAAACTCTTTAGGATCACCCCTGTGGGTGCGGTTTGCATCTGTGATTAAAAAACCATCTACGTGGTCTTTAAGAGTTTCTACGCGAAGCTCAAGAATTTCTTTTTCGTTGAAATAAGGAAAACAATCGATCAGCACTGCACTAAAGCTTAGTAGCAGTATGTTACCTCAATCTCAATTTATATCACCCATCTGAAAACGTTTCTTACTCCGTTCAAGGAGTAAGTTCTTCATATCCTCTGTGTCTTGCTCTTCTGGAGGAATAGATTCCGTTTGAAACTGTGCAGCTCCGTCGTTAGTCGAGGGCATCTCTGGAGGTGTGGGACCACCCACTTGCTGGTTAAAGCTGCTTTGCTCAAAAGACTCGAAGTCCTCAGTTACAGGCTGCTCGCGTGCTCTCTGTTTATTTGCAGCACCGACTGCCTGGGCGTACCTGTTAGAGAGAATATTCCCAAATTCTTGAAAATCACTCATCAGTACAACACCAGAGCGGCGTTAATAGATCCTCCACTCAGTGTAACTGCACCAAAAGGCATAAGAATGTCACCAGCGATATTTTCTACGTGTAGAAACTGATCTTCTCCCATGTCGTTCAAACGAATATACACATCGGCTTTACTACTGGTTTGGTTGTTTTCAATAAAAATAGCACGAGAAGTGGCAAACGTCGTTTGTCCTTCACTGGGTTGCCAGCGAAACCCGCTTGCATAAGGCAGCTGCGACTGCTGCCCATACACAGAACCAAAAGCGCGGATATCCATAGAGGATTATTTTTTTTATCAGTCTAACGTACTTATTTCAATAAGTTTATTCAAGTACCACTGAGCTTTCTTCAGATCCTCTACTCCGTTCTTGTGCTGAAATCGCCAGAGGTACTTAAAGCAAGACAAGTGACAAAAAGACTTGACGCCTTCAACACCAGCAGCAGACATCATTGCGTCAATGCACTCGATATCACCCTGTGAGTAATGTGCGGGATGATTTACTGCTTCCATCACGTCAAGAACATGTTTCCGGTATGAATGGTATCTGATCCTTCGTATAAAGCAGGCGAATATTTAACATCAAGATGCCTCACTAAACCGCAGGGGTGAATCTGAACTGAGTCACCACATTTGATTAACGGCACAACTCGACGGTGTTCCTGGTTCGGTTTTAAACCCTCAAAAGCTAAACCCATAGAACTACGATCAGCGATCGGCCAATTACGTTTACCGACCACACGGTGACTTAGTTGGGGGTGGCAGCTTTCACTCTTTATATACTTCTCGGCATCCTCCTGATCGAGAATCATT